TTTGAAATTAATTTAAAACAATTGTGATAGGGGAGCAAATTTGGAAGTCACAGCCGAAATATGTCCAGCCGAGGTTCTCGATGCCCGAATCCCAGTCCTCTTCATAGGCCTCTTCAGCCTCTTCTTGCATTGCCTCGAGAGCGTCTTCATCGACTTCTTTATCCATTCCGTAGCAATCAACAGAAAAGAAACATGCGCATTCGTCTTCTAGGTCTTCTACCTGGGCATCATAATCTTCACTGAGTTCGATAAAATCGTCTTCAGCAGGAGGCAGACAAAAAGCCTCAGGCGAGAGGTCTTCTTCAAATAATTCTCGGTGCTCTTGCTGAATGTCTTCCCACGAATCATATCCTCGGCTTTCGGCAAGCTCTAAGAATTCTTCATCTGTTTCGGGGACGTCAATAGAAAACTCACCCCATCGGTAGGTACTCTCTTTTCGAAGGAAATACTTTACTCCATCAATTTCCTTGATCCAAGTGTTGAGTTCTATGATTGATTTTTTGTAGATCGGCTTAATACTATAGTTTTTCATTAATGTAGGGTTCCTGCCTTATAGAGACCATCGGCCATACGATGGACGTATTTGTCGTATCCGGCCTGTAATATTTCTGTTACAGTGGCGAATCGTTCATTTTCAGTTTCAAGTGGTAAGAGCCGTAATGTCAATTTGGCTGTGTCTGGATTTGCCGAAAAGAATGTCAACATCCAATGTGCAAACCCTTTTGCCGCTTCTTCATCTTTGAAGGCTGCAGCTCTATCAAAATCATATACATCGTCTGCGGCAAACATGAGCCCGATCTGTTTGGTTACCGTACCACCTTTTCGAAAGGCTTCGAGTAACTCATCGAATTCTTCGCCCAGGTCAGACGCATTATAGGTTCCAATAAATGCACCTTTGGTTTCATCTACAATGATCCATCTAAGGTCCTTCATGTAACTCTCCATATTTCTTACGAACAGCTGCAAAGTGTTTGAGCCATCCGTGTGTGCCTATTTTAAATACCTGTGGTTCTGAATCATCCACGGCAATCAAAACCACACCCTGGGTAATTGGGATACCCGTCATTTCATAGAATGCAGCTGCATAGAAAGAAATCTGCATAAAATAATTTGTGATCTGTCCTTCATCCTTTGGACGTTTTGATGTCTTGAAATCGATGACCGAAAGTTTTCCATCCCATTCAGCAATACAGTCAACCTGTCCGGCTGTCTTCAAGGTGTCGCTGTATAGGTATTCCTCTTGAAACCAAATATTGTTGATATGCTCATCAATCAGTGGTCTGATCGTATTGAAGGTAAATAGATTGACTGGTGTCGCACTTCCTTTCCACGTCTCGACATTGTCGATATAATCTTCGCAGAGTTTGTGGACTGCCGTACCACGACCTGCAGCTTGACGAGAGATCTTATCGGCAACATCATGGCCTACACGATCTCGCCAACGTTTGATCGAATCTTTGCTTAGGATAGATAGAACGGTTGTGACAGAAGGATACGCATCACCTTTATCGGTGAAGTATTTCCTACCCTCATCGGTGGTCTTTCTGGTTAATTTGGGGAGCTCGACCCCATGTGCTTTGTGAGTAAACATATTCATGGGGCCATTATATCAGATAAAAGAATGTTTGTCAACCCCCTATCATCACTTTCGGGAACCCGGTCGAAACAGCTCCGAGATCAGCGGAGTCTCCTATTCGGCCTGCAGCAATGCCTCCTATAAAGACCTTGGATGAACCGACGTTTACTATTTGGCCGGGATGGGGCACACAACTACCACCAGATAAAATTGTGTGTGGGGTAAGAGGAGCACCAACGACAGCTGCAAGTGGCCCTCCAATGAATACCTTGGATTGTAAGGTTGACGCTATTGTAGTGACCGGGGTACACGGATGGTTCGTGACTACCGAATCTCCTACTCTTGCTGCTGCGGGCATTTTAGTTTCCTGTAAATGATTGAATCAAAGCGAATGCCTTTGAGGCATCCCACTCAACAGTAAAATCGTAATCATAGCTTATTGGCGTATCACCAAACTGAGGAGTCACATCAACAGATATATTATATGTGTATGACGTAGTTGTCGGTTGTTTGTGCTCTATAAAGACCTCATCTGGGTCTGGTGTGTAATTATAAGCAGCCAACATACCCACGGAATTATTTGATATCTCAGTGAAATAACCGTCGGGCACAAATTCTGTTGAGGTAACACTATTTATAATCTGAGTGTCCATAAAAGAAGTATTGACAGTCAACGATTGGCCAAGTGTGTTCGTAATTGTCTTGCTGGAAAAGACTGTATTGGCACCTTGAATCGTATCGTAGGTTGTCGATTCTATCGTGGTACCATTAGAGCTTGGAATTGTATTGAATGTTTGAAAGGTAAAAATTTCATCGAGAAAATTGCCTATAACTGCCAATTCTCTTACTTCGATAACATTATTTGCTAATCTACTTGCGCCTGGTATCATGGTTGGACTAATTGATACATTATCTATATCGTAGACAGCAGTATTCGAGTAGACTGTGTTAGCTCCACTCTCCGTGTCTATAATTGAATTATTAACATATAACTCCACCTCAAATTGAAACACCCTATCAGAAGGATGCGCGTTTGATAAGATCGTGGGTAGAGTATTGGAATTGGGGTCCGAATCGAACCCCGCCTCCGTAATACCGAATCCGGTACTGTTAACTATGTATTTTAGATCGCCGATGGCCACTATACTGCCTCTAAGAACCTCTCGGGGTTATAACCCTCTTTGGCAAGTATATATTCTTTGACCAAACCGGAACGAACGATGTCGTTGATACCAAAATTGATAACCCTAAATGAAGGGATTTTTTCTAGGACCTGAAGGAACTCAGGCAGGCCAGATACATCCATTTTGTGTCTGTTCGTTGCTAGATCGTCTTGCTTTGTGTCTCCACAAAAGATGATTTTAGAGCATTCCCCGACACGGGTGATGATACTGTCTAGTTCGTGTAGTGTCATTGATTGGCATTCATCGACGATGATGATTGAATTGTCAAAGGTAAGCCCTCTGACGAAGGATGAGGTGGTGAACTCCACCATATTTTTTTGTTTGAGAATATCCCAAGCGTCTCCACGTTGGAAAAGATCTACGCATATGTCTGCGTAAGGGGTTGTAAAAACTGCCTCCTTTTGTTGTTTATTACCGGGCATGAAACCCTGCTCCCGTGTCTGTACGGCTGACCGTACGACGATGATTTTTTCATAATCAGGTTTGGATAAGATATCTCTTAGTCCAAGGTACATTGCGCACATTGTTTTACCCGTGCCTGCAGTACCTACGGCAGCGATGTTATACCCCCTTGTATAATCATCAAAGAACTCCTCTTGCGAGGGTGTCAAAGGATCGATACGTCTCATATTGAATCGATTATTGACTATGTAGTTTGTAGTGCTTTCATTTCTCCTTTTTTCTTTTCGTGAGAGTCTTCGTTGCTGTTTAGACATTGGGACCTCCTTGCATGACCCCTTAAGTCAGAAGTCATTGATCGTGTTTTTTATTGTTCTTGAACCGGGATGGTTCTCCTTTGCTTTTTTTAACACATCACGAAAATTCGCATCGGGCTTTTTGAGCCCGAGACGTACTGGGTCACCGATTCCCAGAAAACCGGTCATTAATTGCTGTATATGAGGATTGGCTGCTAGATATTCTTCTTTCGCAGCGATAGACATGAGTTTAGAAAACTCTTCTTGGGTATTAGTATCTCTAAAATCGTATGTTGGCATAAAACTCCACCTAATGCATTTATTTATATAAGCGATTCGTAGATTTCACGCCAATTCATCACAGTCTTATAAGGAGTTTTCATATCCTTATTATGAGAATGATGAATGAGGATTGGATCAAGTCCTACCTTTTCTCCTGCCTCACAGTTGAGGTATTTATCTTCGACCCAGAGACAACCAGTGTCTCGATATTCTTCGAGGGCCTCATCCTTGTCAGCACCACATTCTAGGCAGACAATCTTTTCAAAGACTCCCTTACCGAATACGGTCTCGAGGTTCTTCCTTCGAAGTTCTCCAGCGTGTCGGTCTGTACTGAGTGAGGTGATACAATGAAACACATAACCAAGTTCTTCGTAGATCTTGGTCACATATTTCTTCGCATCCCTGAAGGGGGTGAGAGAACCAATCGCAGCGCTCTCATTATAGATTCGAACGTATTCACGTCCCTTTGCTTTGGTGATCCCATAGGTGTCACCTACAGAATATACATCATTTCGTATTGGAGTGAGGCCGAACCTATCTTTCATGTAGGTCGCGAAACCGTATTCCCAATCCAATAGGACGCCATCACAATCAGTGAGGATTACTTTGTCCTTCATAGCTTTACTTCTCCATTTCATATTGTCATACTATCACACATTTGGAGAAATGTCAACACTTTTTTGAAATTATTTTTAATTATCTCGCCAATCTCGATACGTCTGGAATTTCTCTTCACGTCGATTCCGGCGTTGGTATTTAGCACCACCTTTCTTCTGCTTTTCCCTTCGTCGGTCTTCGTTGATGTCACCCCATTCGTCAGCATAGGGATCTGAAGATTTTCCTTTACGGAAATTCTTATATCGCTTTGCCATTACACTATCCTCGTCTCGTAAATAGTAGGAAATGCCTCTTCGAGGGTCTTGGCTGTAAGCCCCTTCAGTGGTTTCTGAGCAATCATCTTGCAAAGAAGTTCGGCGTCATTATTATCAACGTCTTCTAAAAGACTGATGAATAAATTTTCTCTTTTTAAAACGGGTAAATTATCGTATCCACCACCCTTGACAAAAATTCTAAGTCGGCGGGCCTCATTATACATCATACCCTCAACACCAATGTAATCGTTTTTCTTCCACGGCGGTGGTGTATTAGGTATTAAGAATTCAATAGATTTGTCGTAGGTCAATCGGAGTACTTGTCTTAAAGGTATAGAATCGTACTTTCGAAGCCATTGTATCTTGTCGGCCTTTTTCGAAAGTTTAGGTAATTCGTCTACAATTTCCGCTAGGGATAGTCGCATGGGCATATCAAAAATCCTGAATATCTGTCATGAGGTTTTTTAGTTTTTTCTGGACAAAGAAATTAAAGAGTTTCTCTCTGCCGATGGGTTTCTCTTCGGCAAATTTAGCTAAGATTTTATCTTTATATTCTTGGGGTACCTGAGACAAGTCAATCATTGCCTTATTACGATTGTATCTTAATGTTGTCTCCACGTCCATTTCAGCATTCTCTTTAAGCAATGCTTCCATTCTTTTTTTGGTCATAGGCTTTTGCCTTTCACCAACCGCCAAACAATTATCAGCACTGAGGACGTTTGGTACACCGTCGCCAACATCTCCTTTTAAAATGTGTTCTTGCAAATATTTATGGGGATTCGCGTTTCTGATCCATCTTTTTCTTACTGGATCAAACTGAGAAACATTCGCATACGTATGGAGCTGGATGTAATCCTTATCGCCCGATAGAATCAGAATGGGTTCAGAGCCCATGTTGAGCTCGGTGCCATATTCGTGTACGATGGTGCCGATGATGTCATCCGCCTCACACCTATCGAACCCAAGAACCTTGTAAGGAAAGTGTTCATTGACCTCACACTTCAAGGTATCCATAATTTCAAAAAGTGCATTCCAGTCGATTTCAGATTCACTACGATTCTTCTTTCGGTTGGCCTTGTAGTAAGGATAGAGGTCTCGTCGCCAGACATTTCGATTATCTGTGCAGATGACCAATTCACCATACTCTTCGGAGAATTTCTTGCGATTGTATCGGAGTGAATTGAGGAACATATGTCGAACGAGATGATCATCTAATTCGATGTTGTGGTGGTTTCCAATCGAGGCGAACAGGTTCGCAAGGATAACCTGGTTATAGTCTACCAAAATCATGTTATTACCATTGTTTAATTTGATCGAGTATTATATCACTATTGATCGTCAAAGTCAAGACCCTGCTTGCCATCCCACTCTTCATAAGAGATATTATCTTTCGCGAATTGCTGTAGCGGGTGGTCAAGCCCCTGGGTCATTAGATGCAGAGATCGTATTGATTCGAGTATCAGAATCATTGATGGGAAATGCTTATCAACATCTGAATTCAAATCACACCCAGCACGACCAAGTTCACCCAAAAGATTTTGCCATAGAATCTCAGCAATCTCATCTGAATAACTTTTCTTGTACTGTTTGATCTGCTCTGCTATCTCTTCCGCACTCTGTGGGGGTGACCCAGGAAAGTGCATCTGAGGGAACTGAATGATGTTATCCTTCATCTTCTTCATCTTGATTATCGAATTTGTAAATCAGATTGGCCAATAATGAGTTCCACATGGTCGTGAATGACTCTATATTATTTCGGGCCAAAGCGAAGCGATCGGATTTTGAAAATCGATTGAAATAATTTTCATCTTGCTTGATTGTGTTGATTAATTGCAATGCGACAGAGTAACAGAAATTTGCATGCTTGCCTAAATCTTCATTATAATCATACATGATTGTCGCATTACTTGCCGTCTCTGCCAAGGCTCCATAGTTAGGATGGACACAAATGACCTGGCTCTTAATTGCCTCAATCAGTGCAATACAAGATGTTTCTTTCCAAATATTCGGATAAAGAAAGATGTGAGCCTTATCGAGATAGTACAGAACCTCTTCGTTTGGTCTTGAGCCGTGATACGTCATCTTTGGATGCTCTTTAATTTGCTCGAAGACTTCTTTATACATCTCATCACGCTCAGGCCATCCATAGATCTCGAACGAAGAGAATACATCAAGATGAATGTTATCGTGTGTCTTGCACAATTGGTCGAAGATAGGAACCAACAATTCAAGGCCTCGATGGGGTGTCGTGTGATAAATGAAGCGAATCGTATCTGTTGGCTTATCGACAGGATTGTATTGCTTTTCTACTGCGTTATAGATGACAGAACAATCAGAATATGGAATACCATACATGTTGATGTACTGATCTCGTTGCCAGGCCGAAACAAAAACGAAATGATCAAACTCTTCCCAGCCTCGGTTGAATAGAATTTTATTCTCTGGATCTTCTGCCAAATCGTGGCAATATAAGATATTAGGAACATCATCGTATATCTTTCTAGGACGCGAGAAGTGAATCGCAAAATTCTCTAATAGATCTGATCTAACATTATTGAGTAGACGCTTACGCATCTGCTCTGACCCACCATTGGCATTACCAGATAATTCTGATTCTACGACTTCGCCTTTATAGACACAACTCATATTATTCTACCTTCTCAATACTCTTAAATAAATCAACTCTGAATGATCTCCAGCCATCTTTCTCGACATCCCACACAGAGATGACTTTCTCTCGCATTTGGGGATACCGGGTCTCGGCTGGATGAATTGGTTTGACAGGAATCTTATCAGACATCAAGGTGCATTTCATGAGTCGGCTTTCACCGTTCACCTTGGTGAACTCTACCAAACATACACTCTCTTCTAACATCGAAACTATTTCATTACTATCCATTGCAATATCCTTTTATATATGCCTAATTCATTGATCTTGATAGCTGTGTATAGATATCACTCAAGATCTGGTGGAATGACTCTAGGGTACCATTATTGTGTACACGATAGGTAAGAAGCTGCAGCTGTTCGGGCAACATATCTTCCTCTTCTATCTCTGTACGATGACCTATAATCATTTCATTCTGTAATCTTCCATTGAAGTATTTACGAGAGTCACCTCTATAGGAACACCCGTCTCTGGTAATCTGAACCAGTACTATATCATATGGATTGACCTTCTCTAAGATGGGAGCAATCTCTTCACTGAAACCACCATCACTGATGGCATAGTTTTCTCCATCCTCAATCTTCTCCGCGACCTTCTGGCCAAAGAAATCCTTACCATATTTTGGTTTAATAACATCTTCTGATACATGGATCAAAGCCGATCGGCGAGAATAACCGTGGAGTGCAGATTTCGGTTCTTCTTTTATTGCTCGATCATCATAGCCATCCATGAACCATTCACGTTTGACATTAAAGTACTTGCATGTTTCGTCGATCAAAACATCTTTGAAAGACAGGTGACGAAAACCACGGTTCACAAACTGAGCCGTGGCCTCGTCTTTTCCTGCTGCGGGCGGGCCATTAAAGATTATTATCATGTTCTTTCAAGAATCCATATTTTGCTATATAGTAGGAGTCCACGACATCGTCGATTGGACTTTTAGATTTGGGTATTATATCAAACTTAGCGTAAATGTCAACCCCTGTTTCGTCAATAAACGCTTCAATCATCTGTTCTTTCTTGGCGTTACCCTTACCGGTAGCCAATTTCTTGATCTCTGTCGGAGCTGGTGTCTCTATTCGATACCCT